CGCAAAGTTTCGTCTAATAGACAAAACTTTCTGACTACCTTCTTCGACTGTAACGACGTAAGGTAATTTTATTCCTGTTGGCTGACCGTCTTGACCAACATCTTCGAAACCTTCTAAATCTAGATTCACATGACACTCTAGTAAAGTATACACGCTTTCTGTTCTTGTCGATTTAGAAGTTCCTTCTAATTCTCTTTTCTTATCAACAACCTTGTCTGCATCTACAGAAACAGGTTTTGTTAATTCAATATCAGAATAGAAACCAGCAACTTGCTGTTTTCTTAAATCATTTTCTGATGTTTTTACAACATGGACCACCGCTTCCGCATCGTCTAATGAGGTAGCCGTATACGGAACTACGAGGTCGTCTGCTGGGATGAACTTTGAAACAGCTCTTCCTAATAAATCATCATAATATACTTTTTTAAAAGTAGAACCACTTAGTGGTAGATGAAATAACATTTGATCAAATTCAGGTTCATATTCCTTCATCTGATCCATAAGTTGATAATTCATGAAATCTTTTACTCTTTGTGATTGAGCTTCTTTAGCAGGATTGGATATTCCAATAACTTGAGTTCTTACTGGTCCATCTGCTGGTAATAATTCTTTATAAGCTAGCGCTTGAAACTGAGTTACAGCTTCAGCTAAAACTGGGTGTGTAGCACCCGATGCTCCTTGAAATGGTTCATTACGATTATCGTATTTAAATCCTAAAAGATCTAAACCATTCATGTACGAACTTTCCCAATCTTTTCGAGACATTTTATAATCCATGTAATTTTGTCTTAGTTGAATTCCAACTGGATCTAAAACTTCTTCTGGTAATATGTCTGCTAGATTATCAAAGTGCGTGTTTGATTGAGCTTGGTTCACGGCTCGCGGTTCAAAATTAACTGTAGCACCACCTTCTTCATCAGGTGTTACTTCTACAGGTTGTTGCGGTTGTTGCTCCGTAATATCGACATCGGTTGCTGGCTGTGCACCAGGTATTTTTATCTCGTGTCGAATGTTCGGGAGTGATTTATCAATTTCTGCCATTTATACTCCTAGTCATCCATATCACCAATCATTATAGAACGCAATCCCTGTTTTTCAGGTGGAATGGCATGAGGTTTACGTATTCCTACCATACCACCGCCTGCTTTTTCCATTCTAAAGTTATCTGCGTAATATGCTTGCTTATCTCCAATATCAAACATATTTTTTAATTGATCATAAGACATTCCTACTTCTGATGGACTAGTTTCATAATATGCTAATATTTCATCTATTTCTTTATCACTATAACCAGGAAACTTTTCCTTCATTTCTCTGTATCTTTTGTCTCGATGTCTTTTTGTATCAAAAGATTTCTGTTCACGTTCTAAAAACGCAGGTTCAACTTTTTCTAAATACTCTGTTCTTCTTCTTTGATCCAAAGCTTGTTGTCTTTCAACAGCTGTATTGTACGCTTGTGATGCCATGCTTTCAGGAGCCAAAGTTCGATCTACTCTTCCATATGCTCCTGATCTAGCTAAATCTTGAACATCGGCAGATGCTTCAGCTAAATCATAATCATCTCTTGCTCCTTCTTTTTTTCCAATCGCACTGTAAATTCTATCTTGTTCTTTTAATGCATCAACGTATTGTGCTACTTTTGGATTTTGTTGTGGATCTCCGATTAATTCTTTTTCTCTTAATGCTTCAGAGCCCCCGTACCACGGAACATCTTCAGGTCTTCCTGCAATTAATCCTGGTGTAAATGTTTCAGCCATTGCTTGCTTATGATTATAACCTTTTCTTCTATAATAATCATAAATCCCACCTTCAATAAGTCCTTCAATTGCATAACCAATACCAGACGTTAGACCTAACGCTTTTAATGGTGTAGTTACACCTGAAACTCCCATTTGTAATCCTTTTCTAAAAATCTTTCCAATATCAGGAAGTTGACTTGCAACTTTTTGTGCATTTCTTTGTTTAGTTAATGCTTTAGCTCTAACTTCTACATTAGATGATTTTAAATCAGCTCTGGTTTTTTCTACATCGCTCATGTAACACGCAATTGTTTCTGCACCACCACTCGATCTACGACAACGGTATCCTAGTTGTTTAAATAATTTAATTTGATTAGCTTCACTCATTCCCGATACTTTTGCCCCTGTTCTAATTATACCTTCCTCAGTACCTTTAGCTCCAACAAATCTTGTATCATCCATTTTATATCGAATGCCGCCCATCTCGTCAGAGATGCTTTTCATATCTTCTGCATATTTTATTTTAGCTTTTGCGATTCGATCTGGGTTACCGCTCTTAATGGCTTTGTCATAAGAATTTTGAATATTTCCTTGTCTTCTATTTGCATATCTAAAAGAAGATTCTGTATCAAATGGATGGTCTTTTACTCCTTTGAAATGATGAGCTTCAGTAAAACTATAGTAAGGTTTTTTCTCTCCCATGTATTTTTGCAAACCTTTGTCTTTAAACGGGACTTTCTTACCTGTTAACGTTTCATATTCTTTCTTAATCATTCCTTCTCTAAACCATTCATTTAAAGCTTTTCCTTTAAACGTTGTTTGATTTAATCTAGCATTATCATCGTACGCCTTAATAGCTTTATTCCAGCCACCCCCATGTTTATCGACCATTTCTTCTAAATTTCCGTAAGTAAATATTTTACCACTTTTAGAATCTTTAAATTTAGCTTTTCTCCAAGCTTTGTCTTTTCTCCAATTAATTCTTCCATTTTCAAATTTAGGAAGTTCGGCCGCATTAACTAATTTAAATCTTCCACCTTGAGCATGAGACGAATATATATTTTGCCAAACTTTTCTTTTATTTTGTTTTCCTCTTGGAAAAGAATAAGTTCCTCCAGTTTTTTCTATATTTTTCTCCATAGCCACATATTCAGCAGCTCTAGTTGTTATTTGAACATCAGTAAGGTTTTTGTTTTTTAAAAAATGTTTTCCACCTGAGTATTGTTTGATAATATCTTTAGCTTCTGCTACGGTTCTCTTTTCAAAGAAACCAAGATCCTTTGCAATGGGTTTTCCTCTTGGAGTTTCCTTATCATAATTATAAACATTATATTGGCCCCATTCATCACCTGTATAAGTTGTATAACCAGCTTTATTTAATTTCTTTGCAAAATCTTCTCCTCTTAGTCTTCTATTTTCTGGCTTCAATCGTAGTTTTGCATATTCTTCTCTACTTAATCTATTAGGATAATACTCATCATATTTAGCTTCCACTAGTTCAGTCATTTTCTTTTTATTTTCAGGTGTAGCCTTCATACTTGGTGCATTCCAATTAGGCTTTCCTATTCTCTCTCCTCTCACTCTTGCTCTGTATGTATAATCTTTCTTTCCACTTACAGGTGATACCCTTACTTGAACATTCATTCCTTCTGGAAGATCTTTGTATATTTCTTGCACTTCTTTTACGGAAAGTTGTTTTGTTCTTGGTAATACCCCAGTATTTTTACCTTGTTTTATATATAATCTTTTATTAGTGTCTTTAACATCTTCAAATTTTTGCCCCGTATTTTTTTCCCACACATCTATTTTTTTCTGTTGAATCTTAGTAGGTTTTTTAACGCTACCCGCTTTATCAAACCCGATCCGTCCACCTTCAGCCATGTTCCGTGCAGGGCCTTTGTACGTTTCTATATTCTTAAATACTTTTATATAATCTAATATACTTTTCATTCGCCCAACATTCCTGCAAGACCGCCTTGATTCATAAGTTGTATCCATTCTGGAAGTCCTCTATCTTTTCTTTGTCGTTCTCTTATTTTAAGTTGATTTTTCATAAATTCAATTTCTTCCTCAGACATGCCTTCATATGGATCTATTTCAAAACCTCTTTTCATAATTTCCATTTGCATTTTATGCATTTCCTTTTCTTCAGGAGTCATTTTTTCCCATATTTTTTCAAAAGGATCTGGCATTTTTACTGGTGGTACGTTATCCCATTCTGTACTTAAACCACCGGCTAACGGAACACGGCCACCTAATGCATGTCCCTTTTTGCCTGTAACATCAAGATCTCGGAGCATTAACTCTTGTTTTAAATTTTTTCTACTTTTAATAAAGAATTTTACATCTTCAATAGCTTTTAATTGTTTAGCTGGGTCCATAGCGGCAATTTCTCTTATAATATTGTCATCTATTTGATTTCCAAATAAACGTTTCAATTCTTCTAGTTTAAATGGCGTCCTTGCAATTAGATCCGCTTCTGCTCTCATATCAAAATCTTTTGAGAAAGGATCAACTTTTGATCCACCAAGATCATTAACTTTTTTCTTTTTACCTAATGATAATATTCCTTTTACTATCTTGCCCTTGCCAAACGGAACACGGCCCCCGGATGCGAAGTCATCGGCCATATCTGCAGCGGCGTCTGCCTGAGCTTCCGAATGCCCTTCTGCCCAGTCAGTTCGTAATTTTTTCTTAGTCGGTTTTACTTTTTTAACTTTTCCAGTTGCAAACTTTTCTACTTCATCGAAATTTGATCCATGCTCACCGAATTTTTCAAAAGATGATTCTTCAAATTTTATATTCTCTGGATGTCCTCCAGTAAATTCTGCTTCTTCAACCCAGAACTCTTCTTTGGTCTTCATACCTTGTTTTGTTTTATCTGTATAAGTAGTATCCATAGCTCCTTTACTCATCCCAGGATAAACTTCTTTTCCTGTGCTGGTAGTATAACCACCTCCTGTTGTACTCGGTTCAATAACTTCTGACGCTTTATATTCTAATCTAACCGGTTGACCATGATGACCATCAGCCCAACCATGTTTACCCATTCCAATATCAACGACAACATCTCCAGTATTTAAATCTTGAGTTACATGGATCGGTGTTTTAGAATTAGGAAGTTTAGCTTGATGAACAAGGACTCTTTCCGCTTCTCCATATGAAATATCTTTGCCTTCTTTAATAACTTTATTTATAAGAGGCTTGAACCACTCTGGCATGTTATCAACTGATTTAATTGGGACTGAAGTTAGATCTGCAACTTTAGTCTTAGCAAGAGGTTTTGCCCATTTAAAATATTTACCAATAACAGGAAGAGTAGCTAAAGCTGCTATTCCTTTTAAAACTGTTCTACGTTTAGGATCAAATTTTTTTCCCTTGAAACCAGTTCGTCCACCATCCGCGTATGTCGGTTCACCAAGTAAAGGAGCAAGACCTCCACCAGCAAGAGACACTCTGCCGCCTTGGTTAAATTTAGCTGCATTTAATTTTGCTATTGGCTGTGCTCTTCTTTGATAAGGTGCCTGTCCAATAGATTCTAGATAATCATTAAAATGAATAGCATGAGGACTACTACTAAAAGTATAATCAAATCCTCCTGGTAATGTAGCTGGAATTATAGCTTGTGCTCCCATATATCTGTTTGGATTATTAGATTTGTATTCTTCATACCCTGCCATTAATTGATCTTGAGATAAGGGGTCTTTGTATGTTGGTTGAGGTACTCCTATTCTTGCTTCAGGTCCAGGTTCTTTAGGTCGAGGTTCAAAGTCATCAAGACTTATAGGTCCTAAAGTTCCTTCTTGTCTTATTCTTTCTTCTTCTCTTAATCTCATTTCAAATGGATCACTTTCTTGTTCCTTTAATACTTGTTCTCTAATTTTATCTAATTCAGATATTGGAGTCATAGGACCTATAGGTGTTACTGGTGGTGCAGTATAAGGTTGTTGATCAAAAGGCACAGGCTGAGTAGGTGGTGCTGAAAACATATTTAAAAAATTATAAAGTCCTGTTAAGTCTTGTTGAGGAGCAGCAACTGGAGCCATTGGAGCCGCTGGTAAAGTATTCCCTCCGCTTCTTGCGTG